TCGCCGAGCGGCAGGTGCGCTTCGATCGCGTGATCGTCTCCGACCTGCCGCGCACGATCGAGACGGCGCGCCGGGTGCTGGCCGAGACCGGACAGGAAGCCGTGCTGGAAGAATGGCCGGAATTCCAGGAAGTGCGCGGCGGCGTGCTGGAAGACATCCTCGACGGCGACCTGGAAGCCGCCTTCACCGGCGCCTTCTCCTGCATGGCACCGGAACACCGGAAATTCCTGGACGGCGAAAGCGTGGGCGAACTGATCGACCGCGTGCATCCGGTCGTCGACCGCCTGCGCGCCGACCCGTCCTGGGACACGGTGCTGCTGGTGCTGCACGGCGGCGTCAACCGCGCGGTGCTGTCGTACGCGATCACCGGCGGCCAGCGCTTTTTTCTCGGCAACCTGGAACAGGCGCCCGGCTGCATCAACGTGCTGGACGTCGGCGAACGCGCCGACGACTGGGTCGTGCACGCTGTCAATTACGCGCCGCTGGCGCCGCTGCAGACCGCATCGCGCCTGACTACAATGGAAGAAGTGCTGCACCAGTACCGCAAGTCGCGCTCCTGCTGATCGCGCTTCCCCGGCAGCAGGCCGGCTGCGACCCGGCATAGTCTTTCCACCCCACCGATTACGGAGAAGAAATGATCGACGTCTATTCCGCCGCCACGCCCAACGGCCACAAGGTCCACATCTTGCTGGAAGAATGCGGGCTGCCGTACCAGGTCCACCACGTCGATATCGGCGCCGGCGACCAGTTCAAGCCCGAGTTCCTGGCGATATCCCCCAACAACAAGATCCCCGCCATCGTCGACAGCGAAGGACCGGACGGCAAGCCGATGTCGCTGTTCGAATCCGGCGCGATCCTCGTCTACCTCGCCAGCAAGGTGCACAAGTTCCTCGGCACCAACGACCGCGAGAAATTCGTCACGCTGCAATGGCTGATGTTCCAGATGGGCGGCGTCGGCCCGATGCTCGGGCAGGCACATCATTTCCGCATGTATGCGCCGGAAAAGATCGAGTACGCGGTGAATCGCTACACCAACGAGGCCAAGCGCCTGTACGGCGTCATCGACAAGCGCCTGTCGCAAAGCCGCTATCTCGCCGGCGAGACCTACACCATCGCCGACATCGCGACCTTCCCCTGGCTGCGTTCATGGAAGAACCAGGGCATCGAACTGGCGGATTACCCTTCCCTCGAAAAATGGTTCAACGAGATCGCCGAGCGCGAGGCGGTCAAGCGCGGCGTCGCGGTGCTGGCCCATACGCGCAAGGCGGTGGCGGACGACAAGGCGAAGGAAATCCTGTTCGGCGCCACGCAATATCAGCGGCGCTAGGCTGGAACGAAACGGAAAACGTTCGAAGGATACGCCGGTTCTGGATTCCCGCCTGCAAGGGAATGACAAGGGGAAAAGTGACGATAGCCGACCTTTCACATACCGGCTGTCATTCCCGCGCAGGCGGGAACCCAGGAAGGTGCTTGTCGATATGCCGGCTCTCGATCCTTGTCTGGGCAGGAATGACAAGGAACAGTGACGATAGTCGACCTTCCACATACGGGCTGTCGTTCCCGCGCAGGCGGAAACCCAGGAAGGTGCTGGTAAATACGTCAGTTCTGGATTTTCGCCCGCGCGGGAAAAACAAGGGGGAAGTTGCGCAGTTCTGCCTTCACATGGGACTGTCGTTCTGACGCAAGCGAAACTCAGTACCTACTGCCGTTGGTTCGCGCTGTATGGAAATGACCGCCTTACTGAATGACATTCGCCCACGCAGCAGGTTTTTCATCTCGTCGAATCTGGTGCCCGGAGCCGGACTTTGACAGTCGCATGAACAAAGGCTTTTGGCGGGTCATGGGGAATTCTTGGGGAGCCAGCCGCACTTCACTACGCCCATCTTATCGTGCTCCAGAATCTCCCGCGCAGTCTCGTCCGTCAGCACGTCCTGCTTGCTGATATAGATCGGTTGGTTCCAGTCGCAGCCGGTATCGACAATGCGGGTATTCGTGACGACCTGTGGCACCGGCGTCGGGTCAGTCGCGCGACCAATCAGTGCGCAACTCGACAGCAGCGGCGCCAGCAGGCAAAGCAGCGGTAGCATTCTGGACATCGGTTTTCTCCTTGATAGCGGTAGCGCTGGCCTGAGCGGCCTCGGCGTTGGATTGGGCGGCGGATGCCTGGACTTGCGCCGCCGCGATTTGCGCCTGGGCAACCTGCTGGCCGGCCACGGCGGTTGCAGTCTTGGCTTGCTGGTGCCGGATCCAGCCGAAGGCGATGCCGGCGGCGGCGACCAGGAACGGCCATGCCTTGGCGAGAATTGCGAGTAGTGCGGTCATGCTGTTTCCCCTTTCTCCATCATGTCGGCCAATCGAGTGGCGCGGCTGCCGACTTGCCGTGCCCATAAGCTATCTAGCATCTCGGCGCTCGCCTTCTGGTAGTCGCCGCTCTGCGCTGCGGCGAGGAAGCCACGGAAGCCGAGCAGACGCGATTGCAGGTTGAACGCCATATTCATCATCACGCGCTGCCGGACCGGATCCAGCCGGCGCCACCACGGCAGATTCAGATCCAGCCACGATTCCGTCGTCTCGACATCGTTCTGGTACATCAGATCGATCTCGTCATCGTGGAAGCCGCAGTCGGTTAGGTTGCGGCCGATGCCGCCGGATACCTTGCCGATGGTATCGGTGTAGATGCGCGCGCGCCGGCCTTCATCCCGGCTGAGTTCCGCCTTCAGGGCGGCGGCGTCATACGTTGCCATTGCCGCCCTCCGGCTTGCCGTCAGTGCGCTGGATCGTCGTATAGCGCAGCGCAACGAAGGTAGCCGCAAGGATCGTGTAGCTAATGCCCTGCTGGACGCTGTGCGGGATGACCATCTTCAGGTCGTCCGGCATCGAGCGCCAAGTCTCGCGCAGCACTGGCCCGAGCGGTGCGACGACGCCGACGAAGCCGGAGAAGATCACGCTGCTGCGCTTGTGCAGCGTGCGCCATTCGTCGGCCAAGCAGATGCGAATGTTCATTTTTGGAACTCCCTTTTCAAGTACCAGAAAGCGGCAGCAGCGACGGCGGTCATCGCTGCCCACAGCCCCCGCTCGACCAGCTTGATGCGTAGCTCTCGCCAGAACTCAGCACGTTCTTCGGCTTTCTGAATCATCGACTCATGGAACCGGCGGTGGCCGACTGGATCGCCGATCAGGATGACGACCGGGAACTAGGAAAAATTGAAGCGCAGATTGGAGGAAATATCCCTGCGCTATCCCTGAAAAACGGCTGATTTGCCGTTTTCAGAGAGGGAATTTTGGTGGGAAGTACAAGTTTCGAACTTGTTTTGATGGGTATTTAGAGAATTTCAGAGTATTGCAGCGTATATAAATCAATCAGTTATGATTTCGTCATACGCTGAAATACGCTGAAATAAGCCGATTTATCCCTCAAAGTATCCCTGAGATGAGTGCTAAGGTCGCGGTGCCGCTTGGCTCTGCTGCAGCTCGCTCAAGGCGTCGGCGACGGCATCGTACTTGCTGTTGCACATGTTGAGTTCAGCGACGACGCTATCGGCTCGGGCAGCTTCCCCGACAAGAAAAGCTGCGTCCTCTTTTGAAAGTTCTGCGCCACTGGCGCCCGCGCACACGCCAGACGTACCGGCGCCTGCAGCTGTTGCGGTTGGACGGCGATTGGGTCGGTTCCGCAGCCGCTTAAGAGCATCGTCACGATCAGCAGCAATGGCGGCAATTTGTTTGTCATTTTCATCTTTCGCTTCCTTCAGTCCTTTGGTCAATGCGTCCTGCGCATCCTTCACCTGTTGGTCGGCCTTTTTCAGCGCATCGCTCTGCACCACCTTTTCGGCGTCCCACTTCGCCTGCACGTCCGCTGCGCCGACGTTGCGCTCATGAGCACCGAACAGCCAAAGCGCCAGCAGCAGGATCAGCACTTCCCAGCACCAGCGCGGCACCTTGCCGAGGAATGCCAAAACAGCGGCTGGACCTGCTGCAGCCAATGCAGCGCCGATGCCTGCCGTAACTGCTGCGCCGCCGGTCAAGGCGATCCAATGCTCGAGGATGAAATGCCAGATGGTCGCGATCATGCTGTCAGCACCTTCAGTCCGGTTGTATAAAATTCATTCCGCTTGGCGTAGCCGATCGCGTCGCCGATCGGTTTCGTCTTGCGGCCGATGTTGGTCTTGTCACACGCGCCGTCGAAGTCGCCGGCGTCGGCATACTTGCTGATGTCGTTCGCATGCCAGAACCAGCCGGCAGATCGGCACGCGCCGGCCGGCGTGCGCATCCAGGCGCTCACATCCTGCAGCGGCATGCCGAAGTAGGCGGCGCAAGCGGCGTGATTGTCGTGAAAGGACAGCTGGATACCGCCGGATCCGCGGAAGCGCCAACCGTCGCCGCTGGCTTCGTCGCCGTTTCCCATGCGTAGCGCGTACACATAGTTGGCGATCTTTTCTGGCTGGCGCTGGTAGGCCATTGCCATGGCCATCGAGGTAAAGCGCGATGGCCAGGTCTTCATCAGCCCGTCAGCGCTGTAGTTCAGATTTTCATCCACGCGCGCGAGCTGGCCGGTTTCCACCGCGATCTGCGCGAGGAACGCCGCCATGCGCGCGGGCGTGTTGATCGCGAACTCGCACATCGCCACATTCAGCGGGTCCAGATACAACAATGCCCGCGATCTAGCTGCGGGCATGATGGTTTGAAGCTGCCTGAGGGTAAGGGTCACAAGGCGTCCTTCACTTCCCTGACGACCTCGCCGATGTCCTTGTCTTGGTGCCGCTGGAACCACAGCGCAATTGCGCGCGAGATCCACCAGCCAGGCGCACCGACGATCAGGTAAAAGATGCCAGTGTGCTTACCAGCCTGCAGGAACTTGGTGTAAGTCGACGCGTCGAGCAACGCGATCGCATAGTCGCCGAACATCGTGGAGAAAAACCCAGCCACTGCGAGGCGAATCACGAACTCCTTTCGATCAAACGTGCCGTCCTTTCGCACCGGCGGCAGTACAAAGTACAGCAGCGCTGCGCCGATCATGCCCATGCCAGCCTTCAGGCCGTACAACTTGAAAAATGCGACGCCGGCCGCTTCCGTCGGTCCACTCATTGGTCTATCCATAAGGTCGGGAGAAAAGAAAAGCCGCCCGAAGGCGGCTTTGTATCGTCAATATCAGGTTATTTATGCTCTGTAGCGTTTGCCAGGCAATGGCCCTCCCCGAAGAAGAAATCGATTATGGGCGTGACGATCTTCGCCCAGCGCTTACCTGCAATCAGTGCGTTACCAGTGCGCTCCGAAATGGTGACCTTAGGATCGCCGCCGAACAACGCATTGCCGCACTGGTCGTAAGCGAGCGCCATGCTTTTGGCGCGGTCAGACGAGCCGACCAACGCCTGCAGCAGCATCATGATCAAAAGAAGCGGCGATACGAGCGCCACCACAAGCCAGATGGCGACAAGTTTCCGACGGCTCATTCAGGATCGCTCCACACTACAGCGGCAACAGCTTCAACAGTGGCGGCCGCAGCGACTTGTGCAGTCAAAGACACGTTCTGCGCCATTGCCGCGAGAATGCGCGTCTTGCCGTCCCTTCCGACCTGTTGAATTTGCGCTGCCGTATGTGAGCGGAATGCCCATTCGCCGGCCGCGTCCTGGCACCAGAATGGCGTCACCCACCCTGCGGGCAAGTCTGGCAGAGTCGAATCAAGTACCGACGCAGTCAAATTCTGCTGATCCTTGTCTTGCGCCGGGTAGTGATAGGATGACCCGAGAGCCGACGAAGAAAAGCCAGCATAAATATATGCTGAGCACGCATCGGAAATCTTCTTCGTCTGCATTGCCTGCGCTTCTGCTAGCGTCGGCTGTGGATTCTGAATTGCTTGCACCTGATCCGGCGTTGCTTCCACCCATGACGGATCAGGCAGGTTGTGGCCGTTTATGATCGCATTCTCGTGATCTTCAGCCGACATGAAGATCAAATTGCCGGACAAATCTAGGTAATATTTATCTTGAAATTCCATTCGCATACCCCTTATGCACTGAGTTCCGACCATCGATAAAGCGTCCCGGCGGAGACTACTGCTGAATATGTAGCCCCAGGTGGAACGATCGCTGATGAGCTGACAATATTGGTCGTCCCTGTCGATATGGTTGAAATGGATACACCGTTCACTGTCAGTGCTAAGTTTTCTGACGTTGTGTGTTGTACAGAGACAGAAAATACGATGGGCTTAGCGGAAGAATTAGTATAGGTCGTGCCGATCGCGCGGCTGGCGGTAACTTCTTTCCATGTCTGACCTAGGCCGAGTGTTTGATCATATCGAACAGCGTTCGCAGCGGCCGCTGCCGCCGCAACCGAAAACACCTGAGAGGAACTGCCGGCGAGTGCGGCATAACGTGCATCTGCGACCGACTGCGTCAGCACGCCCGATGAAATGATGTTGGTCCCATCGCCATAGACCAACTGAATACCGCCAGATCCGGCGATGATGACGCCGCTCCCGCTCGCCGTCTTGACGGTAACGGTAAATGCGCCCGTGCAGTTGTTGATGATCGTCCACTGACGTTTTGATGTCGGCAGGACGATCTGCACGTTTCCGGTCAATGTTCCGGCCAGCGTGATGATTGGCTTGCCGTACTGCGCTGGCGTCAAAGTGACGTTGGCATTCGTGAGTCCGGTGATGGCCGCGATACCGTAAGAGGCAAGCGCTGCCCAGTTGGCGGCAGAACTGGAATCGGGATCGGTCGTATTGTTGTCCGCCAGGCATAGCCATTCGGTAGTGCCGTCGACGCTTTGCACGATCGCGCCCTTCGGATAGCCGCCGATGGCAGTCGAGAAATCAGAGTCGAAATTGTAAGAACCGCCAACCTGATTCCATTGCACACATTGGCTCAAAAAGTTCAAGATGCCATTGAAGTCTGCACCTTCTGGCGGGATGCCTCCAGCGACCAGCGGTGTCATTGTTACCGGTGGAAAACCGAGTTGGAACGATGCCAGACCCGGCGTAGCTGATGGAGTTTCAGGGATCGTATTTTTTGTTCCGGCTTCAGCAAAAACAGTCCCTACCTGCGATGGCGCGTTAGCTTGTTGCATCAATTACTCCATTGAAGAAAGAGCCTTGACCGAATGGCGCGGCGGATGCCGTCCCCATTTCCGCAAAGCCGAAAGTGTGAGGAAAAGGAAGTTCTGCGATGAAGAGCTGGACGCCTGCTGGGCGTGGAATGACGCCGGATTGCGTCAAAATTGCGCGCTCGAACGGCTGCAAAAAGAATTCGAACGTCAACCGCATCTGCATGTCGCCGAGATCGTTGACGTAGCAGCGTCCACGTCCCGCGAACAAGTTCAGCAACAGTCGATTCAGCGAAGGCGCCGATCCGTCTGAGATGTTCGACATCGCCTTGCACAAGATCAGCGTGCGGTAAGCATCATCGGTGAGCGTGTAGGTCGACGATGTCAGCGTACCGCCGAACATTGGCGCAGAACCGAATGGCTGCGGACCAGCATCTGCCGTTGGTTCTGTGTAGGCTTCTTCGAAACCAAAGTTCGGCTCTTGCGAAGGGAACGTCACTGTGCGGCCAATGCCGACGATGCGCCCCCAAATATCCAAGCCGAACCCTTGCGCCGTAGCGATATTCCAGACGAACTCATAGAACGTATCGAGATCGTCTTCCGGATTCACGCTTTCATCGAACGCATTGATCAGTGTGATCAGCGTTGGGCTGTTCGCATATTGACTGATCAGCGTATCGGCCGGGATGCCCTGATTGATTGCTACGTCCGTCATATCAGGTCCACCGTGATGTCGTCTGGATCGATCGTCGGAACATGGTCAATCGGAACGGTCATGCTGGTCGCGCTGGCTGTTGGATTTCCGAGCTGCAGCGAGAGAATGGACACCACCGAAGAAATGGCGGAGATGCCTGCGTAATAGCGGCTGGCAAAGATCGTGGCGCCAATGCGTGCGCGAATTCCACCGTCCTGGCCAGTGAACGCAGCAACAATCGCCGCCTTCGTCTGCGCCACGATGTCAGATGGAAGCAGTGGATTATTTGCTAGCTGCACGGCAAATTTCACCGGCAGCGGATCAGGCGTTACCCATTTCACGGTGTACTGAGGGTATGGGTAGGAATAGTTTTCCTGATCCGTGATCGTGTACGACGTGTCGCCGTTGTAATTGCAGCCGAGAGATTTCTTGTTAAAAATGGCCGCAGCAATGTCCGGCGCATTTCCACCAACGACAGCTGCGTACAGCGAGTTCTTGCCCAGCGTATAACCGCCTATCGTTACAGGATCGGGCGTAGGGTTCTCGATGACATAGGCATCCGTCACACCATCCACATCAACCAGGTTCCCGTAGATCGATGCGACAAGGCTCTGACCGTTCTTGGCAACAGATTCCTGTCGGCGCAACTCGAACTCGGCGCGCGTTTCTACATTCCTGCCGACTACGCCATCATCAGCATTGTTGATCGAATCCCAGCCATTGACGGCTTGGTAGATCTTGGTCAGCGCGTTTGCCGGGCAGGAGATCGGCCCGTTCACCGAGCAAGAAAACGGCAAGTCAACGGATCCGGTCGCATCGATGGTTCCGGCTTGCGTGCACAGGTATAAATTGCCGCTGCCGTCCTGCGCTTTGGCGCCGAGCGGAATCACCGTGCCGGCCAAGCCGCTGCAGGTGGCGATGACGACTGTCGGTGCGCCTTCCTTGCGATCGATGAAGTAGATGCGGCCGATGGCATCCTGCATCCGGCCGGAAGCCTTTGCCGGATCGACCTGATTCACGATGCTGGCAATCTGGCTGTTCTTTTCGCCGATGATTGCCGTCATGCTGGTAGCAAGCTGGCCCTGCGGTGTGGACAGCGACGGATTCAGCTTTCCACCGAAGGCCGCATTCATGTCCGACTGCACGCCCGAAAGAATGTCCTGCTCGGCCGGCAAGATGAGTCCCGTCGACGTAAACTGAATGTCAGGCACGCTCGTTGTTGCACTCATTGTGGGAAATCCTAGAAGGTGACGTTGTGCTCTTGGCCGTCTTGGTCGATGACCTGAATTTGTCCTACCAATGCCCGATCGCCGAAAGATGCGAACAGGCAGCGCGCCGATACCACTTCCGGTACGGTCAGCGCGGCTTTTTCAATTTGCGACTTCACCAGGCGCAGAGGCGGACGCTGGCCGAGGATGTTCTGGAAATACGGGACACCCTGCGAGGTGTCGTAGTACAGCTCGCCGAGGAAGGTTTTCACGGCGCTTGCCACGTCCTGAGCGATGGCATAAGGATTCGTCGCCATAGCGATGTTTCCATTGATGTCGAGCACCAAGTCCCAATCGTTCAGCGCGAGAAGTAGCGTGTTCATATTCAGTTGACCGGGCCTGTATTTCCGCCTTGCGGATCGCTATGCGTGTGCGTGTCATCGATGCGCTTACCATTCGAAGTAAGCTGGCCGATGAAATTGATTGTCCCTGTTACCGCCGCGGCAACACCGCTTGCTGCCGAACCGATCATGCCAGCCGTCCACGTCAAAAGTCCGTTGATCGTGACCTTGGCGGAGAACGTGGACTGTGGGGACGTGACGGTGAAGCTGGTCGACGCATCGACCTCTACCTGCGGAGCTTGCAAACTGATTTTCGTCGGTGAGACAACATTGATACCGCCGGCCGAGAACTGCACATACTGCGATGGCGTGCCATTCAGAAAGCCACCGAAATACAGACCATCCGACATACTGCCGCGCCGCTTCGATCCGGGATTGGCTTGCGCCTTGTTCGCCTTGACCGAAGAAATGTCTTTGTCGGCGAAAACCGCCAGGCCTATATCGCCGACCTTTGGATCGAGGATCACCGCATCCGTACCGCCTTGCAGGCGGTTATATGGGACGTTGTGAACCACGACGTGTTCGATTGCATTGTTGTTGCCGTCAAGCTGGTTCACCAGCGGCAGAACATCAACGAACCCGACCGGCGATACGCCACCGTCATTCGTGACCGCCTTGACCTGAACCAACGTCGCATGATTGCGTTGGTTCAGAAGCTGCGCGACTGTGAACGCGATCGCGTTGTAGTCGGAATTCCGGTTCTCCGGACGCTGCTGCCCAGCGTAGCCTTGATCATTGCTTGGCATTTGTCACCACCGGATAACACTCGATAGTCGAAAACCATGGTCCATTTGGCATTTCACATGACAGCGAGAATCCAACGCTGAACAGGAAAAAGCGGCCGGATGCATTCTTTCCGATAGAACTGTCTACCTCGACCTCACCCGGGATGCGCAGCGTCGGAATGAACTCTGTTGTCATGCCCATGCTGCTGGCCGAAAATCTCGGATACCCGACCAAGCCGGTTTCTTTCGAGATGAGCGTCGGCGCAGGATTGTTTCCGCCTTCGCGCGGATAGATCACCAGCTTGTCCAGGTCGATCTGGTAAAGAATGTCTGCGGCATGAGCGCAGGCGCGGATCTGATCCAACGCTGATCCGGAGAAATACGGATTGGACAGCACACCGTCAACGCCGCGATCATCAAACGCCAATCCGGCCATACCTGCCAATGTCTTCATGATGTCGACAACCTTCGTCGCACCCTTAAAGCTGGTTGGACTGACCGGCTTCAATGCTGCTGCTAAGCCGTTGTATGCGATGATGTTGAACGCAACATCTGGCATCGCAGAAAAATCCGGCCATGCTTTATCTATCGTTCCCTGATAGATCGTATTCATGCCCTTTTCATCATCGCCGGCGGACAGAATGATTGCGTTTCTCGCCCTGATTTCCCAATCGACTGTGCCACTGACCGTCAACCGGTTCATCATTTCTTGCGGCAATCCGAAAATCCGCATCTGCAGGGCCTGCATTGCATCGCCGGCGACCATCGCACAGTCTGCTGTCATTCGATAGCCTGACAGTTCTACGGTATCGCCTACCTCTTCACCAAAGGGGCCAGTCCCAAGCGTAATTAGAACTTTCAGCTTCTTCTTCGTAAAACTCATAAGTCAGCGGCCTCCAGGTAAACCAGCAGAAAACGCGAGCCGAGTCCGGAATAAACCGGATCATCCAGACCTTGCGTATCGGTGAAAGCGAGATCGCCAACAAAGCCGAGATAGCTGTCGCGCACCATCAGCGAGCGATCGCGGCACAGATTGCCTTGGATGATCGGTACGTTCGAGACCAGCAAATCAAGGTAGATGCCGGTCGATCTCTGATAGACATTGATCTTGCAGTCCTGACCGGCAAGGACCACCGACAGCGACTGCGAAGGCGTCGCGGACAAGGGAATAACCTGCATCAGAAAATCCCCGCGATCTTTTCAGCTGCCGAACCGACAATGCCCTGCAGTGACTTCGCCGCAGATTGAATTGCCGTGCTCTGTTGAGCCGTTACCGGCGCGGCGTAGACTTGGCCCTGATAGTCAGCCGCCGCGCAATTCGGCGACTTGGTTGCGGCGAACATGGCCGTCGCCGTCGTGCGGACTTCCCGGATGTCTATGTCAACGATGATCACGTATGCGCCGTTCAGCGTCTCGCGCGCATAGTCGTAGCCGGTGATGTTTGCGTTCTCGAATGTCTTTTCTGGCGTCACGACCGTGTAGAGGTCAGTCACGATCGACGCTGCTTCGATGGCAGACAGGAAAGACGAGCGATCTTCTTGTCGACCACCCTTGACCATGCGAATGCGCACGTCATAAGGGTTCGCCACCTTGTTATAGGACGCGAACGAACCTTGCTCTACCGGATAATCCGAGATGCGCGATTCGTTCCGGTACTGAATCGAAACAACAGAATCAGCGAGCGCGATGGACTGGCCGGACAGTGGATTGAAGATGCCCCACTGCTCGGCACTCGTGCCAAGGATGGAATCCAGCGCATCCGATATGCCAAGCAATCCGCCGGTCGCTCCATCGAGAATCTTGGCGCCATCACGCAGAACAGCAGGAACCCCAGGCGCGTTCGGCACCAGCGGATAAAGCGACTTCGGAATCAAATCCATCATGCAACCCCGGTATTCGCGTTCGTCGCGTAATTGAACTTGCCCATCTCGCTCATGAAGTCGCCGGCAATGCCTTTTGCATCAGTCGCCTGCGTCTGGATCGTGACGTTGTTGATCTTGATGTCGGTTGCGCTGTTGCTGTTTGAAACCGTCCCTGTCGCGCGCGCGGCAATGGAAGCGCCGCTTGGCAAGTTGGCCGCGGCGAGTACTTTCCTCTGATCCCATGCGGCGCCATTTTCATGGCGGAACATCGCATCAGATACCGCAGCAATCTGCGATTCGGTCAGCTTGTCATTGACACCTATACCGGTGCGCTTGGCGACCGCAGCAGCGTAGGCGGAAGTATTGTTCTCGCCGGCCGGCGCGTACTTGGCAATCACCTTGCCTATCGTGTCGGTTCCTTTGGCCAGGTAGCCACTCAGCAATGCGCGCTGCGCCGCCTTCCCTGCTTCCATCGTCGGGAAGATCGCAAAGCGTCCATCGCTTCCGGTAGCGCCGTGGGCGATGGCGAACTTTCCATACTCTATGTTCCCGGGATTGTTGTTGCGCATACCGCGCGGAAGGCCGGCTGACGATGCGCGAGGTCGAATCGGCGTCACGTTCGACGGCAATTTTCCGCCTTCGTTTATTGCCAGAGCTTCTTTCGCTTCCTTGCTGCCGAAGAGCGCCATCGTCTTGGCAACGAACCGCCCGATGTCGTTCTTGTCTTCGTCGGTGAGATGCTTGTTGATCTCCTGACCAATCGCCCAACCGCCCGCGCCGGCGGCGCCGATCAAGCCAAGTCGCCCGAGAATCGATGCACTTCCGCCGACTTGTCCCAGCGCGCCGGCCAACCCCAGAAGGTCTTTGGTAAATGCTGCGATTTTGAGACCGATCAGCGCAGCAATCAGGGTCTTGACGCCGCCGATCGGCTCCAGCGTCGCATCCAGGTCACGGGTGAAACTTTCAATTTGCGGAATAACGGAGATCAGCCAGTTCGCGAACTTCTCCAAGATCGGGATCAGTTGCGGCATGATCTGAATCGCCATCGCCTCGAATTGATGCGTGAGATCGTTCCACTTCTGCCGCAGCTCTTCTGCTTTGGGCGCGTTCTTGGCCTGCGCCTCAGCGAGCTTGTCCTGCTCCCGTCGCAATTGGTCAACGGCGGATGAACCTTGCTTCAGCAGATTGTAGGTATCCTCGCTGATACCCATGTTCTTGGCTGCGAGCATGCCCGCGGCCTCACCCTGAGTCTCGCGTACATGCTTGATCGCATCGGCGCGTGCCAGCAGATATTTGGTTTGATCTTTCAGCGTATCGGCATCGATCTCCTTGCCTGCGTAGAACTGCAGCCACTTCATGCCTTCGGCGATCCCCTGGCCACCTCGGAATTTCGCCGCGGCTTCTGCCGACTCCTTTAGCTGCGCCGTCATGCCCTCGATAGAGCCGCCCGCCTTTTCGTTGGCAAGCTGCCAGGCCGCCAGTTCCTTGGCCGACATGCCGAGATTGCGCGACGTGCGTTCAAGTGCGGAATTGGCCGAGATCGTGTTGACGATGAAGTTCTTGATGCCGTTCGCGCCGGCGATCGCACCGAGGAAGGCCAGCAACTCATTGCGAACGGAACGCAGTCCGTCTGTCATCTCCTTCGCGCTGGCCTTCACATCCTTGGCCATCTTTTCGGACTGCTTGCCGATGCCCTTTTGCGCAGCGGTGACGCCCTTGGCATTCTTCTGGAAGCCGGATGCATCCAGCCCCAGAGTCACCAGCAGAGAGTCGATTACGGTCGCCATGCTCGATCAGTCCTTCGATTTGTTCAGGATGTATTGGTTATGCGAATCGACGGCGATGATTTCCATCATGTCGTACAGGTCTTCCGTGCTGTACACGGTATCGAGTTCATGCAGCGTCGCCAGTCCGCGGGAAATAACCGTGCCGATCATCTTCGGCACGTTGGCGTACTCGATCAGGCGAGTTCCATCTGATCCGGTTGCTTGCCCGAAGTCGATTTCCCTTCGGGCATAGAAAAATTTACGTGCAGGCCGATGACCTCTCGCTGCAGCTTGAACAGCGTCATCACTTCTTCAGTGTCGTCATCGATCAAGCCACGCACGACTTCTGGCTTCTTCGGATCTGGCATGATCTGGATGCACTCGAACAGTTCATCCAGCAACGGCGCTGCGACATGATGTGGAATGCCGCCGAGCGCCTTCACGCCGATAGCAGCCAAGCCGGCCATGCCCATTTCTGCGATGTTGTCCGGGACTTCCACGCCAGCATTCATGACCGCGAAAAGCGCCTGCGTCGCCCAGGCATGGGCCTGACGCGCTGGCATCTCCGTAATCACGAACACCTTGCCCTTATCGCGGCCCTTGTCCTTCACCTCATACTTAATGGATTTGCGTGCCATGATCAGATTGGGGACTTGTCGCAGGACTCGAAGGTGATCGAGAACTTACGTGGTTGGAGAATCTTTTTCGAGGCCGGCATGACTGATACGGTGCCGAGGAAGCCGCGCACCAGCGCGTACTTGTCACCGGTGCCTTGCAGCCGAACGAAGATGTTCGCCACGTACTTTTCCTTGGATGCCTTTTCAGCCGCAATCCAGTTGTCGAAAATCTCGTTGGATGGCGAGTCAGCCTGCAAAACGATGTCGAATGGGACAGGATTCGGCGTATAGCCGGACGACAGTTTCCCGTCCACGCCCATCACCGTTTCGCCCATTTCGATGTCGGCTGCGGCAAACGCATCGTCCATCGAATAGCCTTGGATGTTTTGCGGAACCGGATACAGGTTCTCGATCTGGATCGCGCAGGCGCTATTTGCCGTGGTCAATGTGGACATGTTGGTTCCTTATTACTGAATGACGATGGAAGCGAGGACGATGCTGTGGACGGAGCCGCCGTCCATGTACCAGAAGGTCATCGGTGGCGTGCCGCGTGCAGCGCGAACTTGCGCAGTGGCGGGAAGGATTTGCAGATACCAGCCGCGCGAAGACAGAATCTTGTCGATGGCGACGCCGGCGGCGTTATTGACCTGAGCGGCTTGCGACGCCGACAGGGGAACGTTTGCGCGGATCGCGCCGAAGTTCACCGCGGCCGTAATCGGATCCATGCAGGCGGCATCGATCAGCGCATAGCCTTGCGAGTTGTAAGGAATCGACGGAATTCCGACCAGCAACTCGACCATGGCCAGCTGCAGCGCGTTGTTCAACCAGATTTGATTGACGTACTCGTCGAGGAAGCTGTATTCGCCGGAAACGATGCCTTCCGCGTAGAACTGGAAGCCCTGATTTGCCGTGGCATAGGCACCATAGAAGTTGTAGCCGTTCGCGGTCAGGATGTTGGCCACGGTCTCATCCGTCACGCTCGGGATCAGGCCGTCTTGCGACTTGAACTTGAACGTGATGCGGCCATTCGTGCGCTCGAAGTCAATCGAGGCTATCGCGCCCAGCACGAAGGCTGCATGCGTCGCATCACCATGAATCGGCACTGAGCCGGAGCTGCCGCTGGCCTTGAGCTGCGCGCCCCACGACGTGGTATTGCCGGATTGCGTTGCGGTCACGTCGCTGTCGTAGCCGACATAGACGAAGCGCTCATTCTCGCCATTCGTCCAGGCCGAGAAGGCCAGTTTGTCGGCGATCTCAGGCTCGAATGTGGTCATGAACGATGCCCAGTTCAGCGTTGCCGACTTGATCGCAGCCATTGCCGTTTCCGGCGTCATGGCGTCCGAGCCTTGCGACGTGACAGCGCCGGTCGCCTGAGTCAGCATCAGGGCGGCGGCCAGCGTGCCGGAAACGAAGCTGATAGTCGATTCGGCGCCTGTGGTTTCCGACGTGATCACGAATGCCTTGCGGATCGCGTCATACGACACGGCGCCGGTGAAGCTGGTAAAGCCCGCTTCGATGATCGTCGCCGCGTTGGAAAAGCTGGTCGCCGTGCTGAGGTTGATCGCGGCCGAAGTCTCTACCGTGCCATCGATCGTCACAATCAGCGTGCCGGACAGCGCTTTCAGTTGATCCAGCGTCATTGCTGCCACGGAGCCGCCGCGAACATAGGCTGCGACAGGATCTTCGGCATATTGCGAGAAGAACAGGTTGCCTGGCTTCTTGGTCGAGTTGTCGTACCCGTTGAAATAGATTTTCGCCAGGTCGGCCTCCAGTGACGACAGGCCGAAGAACTCGCCCACCGCGTCAGGATCCGCGAAAGGCATGACAGCACCGATCGGCACTGCAGTATCGGTCGTCAGCATGACGCCGTTGAGATTGAGTGCTGCGCCGCCACCATTGATGACGCCGGGATTGATCTGCACGATGGCACTTGCGGGGATAGTCATACGACGCTCCAAAGCAAAAAGCCCCGCCTAGTTGCCTAGTGCGGGGCTTCGATTGAGAAAAGGTTTCCTACGTTGGCGGGTAAGCCAGATTTACATTGACCAGCTTGATTTCGAGCGAATCTGCGTAGTCTTGTGAAACGGTCAGTTTCGGGTTGATCTGCAATACGGCTTCAAATGTCCACCGCTCTTCGTACTTCGCTTCACCATCTACCAAAGGCATCTGATGTGGCTCGCCTGCGTAAAGCGGCTGCATGTCGAGGCCGGATTCTGCGAACTTGTCACAGGCGTACTGATCGCGCAGCAGCATCGAAATGGCAGTTGCCATTTCCGACGATCCGGCACCGTAGCAATCGATCTGCGCCGAAAACTGCGAGGCGCGGAGAATGTCGCGCTGATTGTTCTCGCCGTCGTAGGTCGTGACGTTCGTAGATAGCGCTGCATTCGATCCCGGCGACATGGCAACGAACGCGCCCTTCGGCATCGCCGTGCGATTGTTCGGCAGTCGGATGACTTCGCAATCAGCCACCACACTGAGGATGAATTCTCGCAGCGCGGTAAAAATCTGTGTTTCAGTGATGCTTGGGGTCATGCGCCCTCCTGCAGCGTCAAGGCCACGCAGCACCAATCTGGCCAGCGCTCGAGCACCGACGCAACGAGATAGGTCTTGTCGCCGATGGTGAGCAGGTCACCGCCTTGGCCTGTGGCGCGCACCAAGCCCTCTGCATTGCCGTCGAGATAGGCTTTCTGCAAAACGCCCTGCACGTTCAGGCTATTCAAGCGCTCGATGTCCTTGCCGCTCAATGCCTGAATCTGGCCGGTCGTCGTCACCGCGTCATACGCCGGCACCTGCGAACCGTCCGGCGATGTGGTGTAACCAGTGCTGTGCTTGATCGTGACAGGCACATGCGGATTCACTGCGCCGATGACGCCGGAAACCATGCTGTGCAGGTTCATTCGCCGATTACCTTCTCGCCGTTGTCGACCTGGTAGCCAACCGAATTGCGCATATGGCCCGTATCGATCAACGGTTTGTCGAATCCCTTGCGTTCGATCGTTGCATCTGCAAGATCGGGCGAGTTGGTGTCGACAATGGATTGCTGCAGCGCGCCGCCAATATCCTCGCCCATCAAGGCGAGGGCCTTGCCGGCGTCGTAACCGTTTTCCTTGAGTAGCCGCGCGATCGCAGCGCCCCACTTTGGCTTTTCCTCGGCAACCATGTTGGAGAAAAACGGTCGCGCCGGAATGTTCGCTGCCGGTGCGCCAAAGTTATGAATTGCCGCCACCTCAGCAACCGGTGTTCCGTCCGGATATGTCGATCCGGACAGGAAGCCGACTTTTACTTCATGCTGGCCGGTCGTCTTCTTCAGAATCTCGTCCAGCTTGGTTTGAAGCCGTTCGCCGCCTTTGAAGTCGAAGATGCGCATCAGGTATTCCGCGTCAAGTGGCCGGCCACGAATCGCGCCGTGCGGTAGGAAGCTGTCGCCTCCCAATACATCGCGCCGTAGGTCGTCGTGTAGTACCACGCAATGCCCGGCACCGATGGCAATACTTCCAGCGTCATGCTGACCGATCCCTCGGTGGCGCTGTTGATGCGGCCGGCGACGCCGAGCGGCGGCTGGCCATTCTCGCCGTACTGAATCTTGCAGATGTGCGCGGTCAGCAGATTGAGCAACGTGGCGCGGATCGTCACGTCCGACACGCGGCTGTCATCCGTATTGCGCAGGTACAGCGTCGCCAAGCCAAAAGCCTGATTCAACTGCGCATCGGTGAGCGTGGCGAAGCCTGGATAGACCTCGCGAAACGCTGCCGGATCAAACGTGACGACGGCCATGTCTTACTCTGCCGTCTTCGGCATGCCGTCGTAGTTGTCGGCCTTGATGCCAGGAGCGGGAGCGGACGGATCCAGACCTTCGAAGCCGGTCTTTTCATCCTTCTTCTCTTCCGCTTCGCGGCGAGCGCTGTCTTCACGGTCCTGCGCGAAGATCAGGCCATCTTTCAGCGGCTTGAATTCGGCATATTGCTTGGCCCATTGTTCGAAGAATTCCTTGTCCACCTTCGTGATGCCGAAGCCAGCGATGGCGTCGCGGTGCAGCGCGCCCTTGACTTGTACTGGCGGCTTGCCTTCGACTTCCAGAATCAGGCCGTGCGGCAATTTGCATGCAACGGAAACGAGTGCCATTTTGTATCCTTCAAAAAGAAAGCCCCGCCGAAGCGGGGCCTGTGGGAGGGTAGAGAAGCGCGGCTTACACGCCGAGCATCTGCGAGATGGCGGCTGGGAGGCGAAGGATCGCGCCCCAGGTACCTTGCGACTTCTTCTGCTTGAAGCTGGAGGTCTTGCGCTCGATGGCATGAGCACGCAGCTTCTCGGTGAAGGCGCAGTAGGCCGTTTTCTGTCCGTCCACGCTGTCCGCAATCAGCTGTACCAACTCGCCGCTGTCGGTCGTGTACTGCACGGCAGTTTCAACGGTCAGGTTCGGGAAGTTCTTCTTCAGCAGATCTGCGACGTTCACGTTGTACTGATTCGTGTTGGTCAGGTAGACCTCGGACGCTGGCGACATGCACAGCTTCATCTTCGATTGCATGTCCAGGTTGCCGCCGAGCTGCGTTTGCAGTTGCTTGAACAACTTCTGTACGTCGCCGAAGATCGCGTTCGCGTCCTTGGTTGCCCAGGTCGTGCCGGATCCGGTACCGGTAGCATTTGGCGTCAGCGCTGCCGACAAGTTCGGATCGTTCAGCAGACCGTAATTCTGCAGACCAGCGATGCCGAAGAAGTAGCTTTGGTTCTGGAACTTGTTCAACACCAGAGCCGATGCGACGTTCAGTTCGCTTGCCAGATTGACGCGGGCAAGGCCGGCCATTTCCAGCTCGCGCTCACCCCATTCCGTCATGGTCTGGTAGTGATACGACTGACGCTGTGGGAAGTTCAGGTTCACACCGGTCGCGCCATTGTTGCTGTGGTCGCCATAGCCGCTGACTTGGCCGGTCGATTCAACGACCGGGAAGGTCGTGGTCAACGTGGTCCAGTCGCCTTTTTTGGATTCGCCGAGAATTTCGGCACCCTTCATCGGCGTCTGCAGAACGCGGATCAGTTCCGGGTCGATGTAGTTGGCCAGGTAGGCCGGAATGCCGGCGTTGCTGACCGTGACCAGCGGGCCGGCCGCGTCCATGGCTAGGCCACCGCGGATGACTTCCTGCGGGATGAAATCCACCACGCCGGACAGATGAATGCCGAAATCGCGTTCGGCTTGAATGAGAGCTTGATTTCGCATGATGTTATCCCAGAGCGGTGGAAGTGATCTTGATGAGCGCGTTCGCATCACCAGCGGAAGCGACATACCAGTTGGTTTCGGTATAGCCGGCGATGGTTGCACCCGCGGCGCCGGTTTTGATCGTGCCGTCGGTATTCGACGCAAAGACCTTCTGATCGACCGTTGCGGCGGTCAGGGTCTTGACGAAGAAGTCGCCCAGGTTGTGCAGCGTGACAGGCAGACCAGCAGGAACGACCATCGTCTCTTCTGCCAGCCAGACGGTGATGAGCGCTTGCTGTTCGCGGTGCACGAAGCCGGTTGGCTTGCCGCTACCGGCGTTGGTTGCCAGGCCGTTTGCATCAACCCATGCGAAGCGGCCGACGGTTACGCCGCCAACGCCCGCCTTGATACCTTCGGGACCGGCCAGAACGGTGGAACGAGGATTCGAGCTGGCGAAATCGCCCTCGACGCCAATTTGCGGTTGGTCATAGACCTGAGTTTGAAATCCCATGATTTAGCTCCGAATGAGACGATTTGCGTTGGGGAACATGTCCGCGTACTGCTTTTCAGCAGCCGAGTCCATGGCGACGTGTGCGGCCTTCGGCGCGCCGGCTTGGTCGATCAGCAACTTGACCATCGAGCGGTAGGCGCTCGGGTGCACGTCTTTGGTATCGACGCCTTTTGCATCCAGCGCGAATTTGTAGACCGCTTCGGCCGAGTCCATGGCGACGACATCGCCGACCAGCGGACGGACTTCCTTCTCCGCCACGTTGACGGCTTGCATACGCTTGACGGCTGCGGACTCGGCTTCGGTCGCTGCCTTTTTCAGCGCGGCATCCATCGCCTGCTTGGAAACAGTTTCCGGTTCTTTCGGCTTGCCATTGAAATCAGGCGGCGCATCCTGAGCAACCGGCTCATTCAACGCCGTCATGATGCGATTTGCTTCTTCGTCGCCGAGCTTGGCGGCGATCATCTCGCGCAGCTTGTTCATGAGATCGTCGTCTGCGGCAATCGGCTCTTGCGCCACATCGTCGTCGCCGGCGATGGTCGTGTCAGGATCGTCCTTGAATGCATCGATGACTTCGGCCAGATCTGCCAGGTCAGCATCCTGGGCGAGCTTGCCCTGAGTGCGGCCTTTGATGGCATTGATGAGGCGCGGCTTTTCGCTTTCCAGATTCTTGGCGGTGATGCCGCGAACGATGGGTGCGAGGTCGCCGAGTTTGGCGTCTTGAGCGAGCTTGGGACGCAGGTACGTCCGCAGCGCGGCAGCGACGGCAATGGCAGTCTTGCTGTGTTTCATGGTTGAGTGCTCCATTGAGTTGACAAAAGGGTCGCCGTCGCTAACGACGACATCTGGGCCAGCG